GCTCCAGATGTAAAAGTATCGGTAACAAATGTTGCTGGCGCTGTACTTAATCAAGATAGTAATTACGAAGGATTTTCTTATAAAATAGATATTGGAGATAATACTAGATTCGTAAATAAAGAAGATAGCAATTGGGAAGACGTAAACGATTCAAGAAATTTAGGTTTAAGAGTGGAAGTTAAAGATAATTTAGGTAAAACATTTACAGGAAATTATTTTGCTTCAAATATTCCTCCATCTTACTCTGAAATTCAAGTTGTTGATTGTTATCAAAATTCTCCATATTATATTTTGTCTGGATATTATGGCCATAGCACATTTACTGGAACAGCGGTTTGGAGCCCAAATGTTTCGACTACTCTTTCAGCAATTTCAACAATAACTGGATCTGGTATTAGATATGAAGGCACCGGAACTCTTTTACGTAGCGAAGATGATACTAGAGAAGTGTTATTTAAAGATATTTCTGGAGCATTTATTAACGCTACTGGATATGATGGAACGGGAGTTTCTGCAACTGCCGTAAGAAAAGGAGTGGGAATTAACTATAAAGGTTTAGGAACAGATCCAGATTATGAAGCTTATGTTAATGCCTATGGGGATTTAACAGATTATTATAAAAATATCGTATCTATTAACGAATCCTCAGTAAGCAAAGAAGCTTGGGGACTTCGCCATTATACTGAATTTGGTAGCGCAGAAGGCAGGTCAGTTCCAAATACTAAAGGAAATCCATTAGGCATTGCAAATTTATCAAATATAACAGTAGCGAATCAAACTGGATTTTCGGGATTAGCTTTTACGGTCCTTCCAGAAAGATTCTCTGAAGGACAAATTGTATTTAATTGCTATTCAACAATTAGCAACAAAGACGTTCTTTCTATAGATATTTATACAGGACTAGTTTCAGACGGAATACTATCCACTGATATGGATAATGTTTTATCTAAATATAATTTCTTAAAAAATACCTATCTAGCAGATACAAGATCATACTCTAATACTTTTGCAGTAGATGCAAATGATGGATTAGAATATAATAAATGGTATTATTTTAGAATTGTAGCGTGGGACGATTTTGGAGCCGGTCCTTTGTCTACTTTAGTTAGTGGGTATCTTTCTGAGCCTCCGGTAGAAAGAACGTCTGTACCGTCTAAACTTATCACTCTTAATGGAGGAATGAACGAGGACAATGAAATTCAAGCCTCTTCATCTAACTTCAAGAAAGGATATAAATACAAGATTACGGTACTCGGTACTTCAATGAATTGGACCGCTATTGGCGCTTTAGATGCTTCAATAAGTACAGAATTTATTTATAATGGAGTCACTGTAACGGGAAGCGGTGGTAAAGTAAAGAGGGTAGCTCTTCCTTATTATCTATCAGAAAGCGATATGAATGTAGTATTAATACGCTTTAATACTCAAAGTGAAAGCGTTGTTATTTTGCCTTCAAAAGTAAATGAAGGTATGACGTTCACTCTTGTAAATCAAGGTGTTCATAAAATACATATTCGTTACGCAGGAGCAACAAACGTTTCTGATGGCGAAGAATTAGCTGTTCTAAGACCACAAGAGAGAATGGATGTGGAAAAAATTGAGGGGTCTAAATGGATAGACCCCCGAGGAAGCACCCTTAGTCTTTAAAACTTAATATCAAAGATCGATTCGTCGATCTTGTTATCTACTCCTTTAACATAGGAGGAGATTTCCGTCTCTTGTGGGGCAACTTGAATCTTCTTACTGTCATAGAAGCTATCTAGCCAACCCGCAAGAGGATTTCCTTTCGCATTATAAATCTTTTTATACCCCATAGAGACTAGGCGATTATCAGCAAGCCATTCTACATAATGCTTCAAGGAATCGGAGGTTAGTCCGATTAAGTTTCCTTTCGAAAAGAGATAGTCGGCCCAGTCTTTTTCAGCCTCAACCGCCATCTTATAAGATTCGTATACTTTATCTTCGTTCTTTTTGATGATATCTTGAAATCCCTCTTTAGGATTATCGCGCATCGCTTTAAGAATATTTTGAGTGATTGCAACATGGAGGTTTTCATCGCGGGAAATAAAGTTAATAATTTTAGCATTTCCTTCCATCTTTCCTCTATAGCCAAAATAGAACGAGCAGGCAAAAGAAACATAAAAGGTTACGCCTTCTGTAATTTGAGTAGCGATAAGCGCGTCAAAAATTTGCTGGCGAGGATCATCACTTTTATTATTAAGCAGAGCGTCATAAGAGCGCGAGATTCTTTCGGCTCGCTTTACAATCTCTTTATCATCCAAGATAGAATCGAAGAACTTAGTAGCGTCTGGATGGATATTTTGAAGAATGTAAGTATAACTATTGCTATGAATCGTCTCAAAGAAAGACCATACATTCATACAAATCTCCAACTCTGGATTGCTAACATGATCAGAAAGACAGTTAATGCTTCGTGAGAGCATAGAGTCTGTCATCGTTTGAAAGCGCAAGTTACTGTCGAAAACGAACCTCTCTTCTGGAGAGAGGATCTTGTAATCAGCGGCATCTTTAGTTAGATTAACTTCCTGTGGTCGCCAAAAGAAGTTGATCTGTTGGTCATAAAGTTCGTAAAACTTGGGATACTTTAAGCGGTCATATCTTTGAATGGCCAAATCTTCTCCGAGAAAAAGAGGTTGCTTAAGCGAATCTAGATTAATAGTATTAAGTACAGTTTTCATATTTATAATGTGCAAGCCCCGCCAGCGCAACCATCGGTTTCGACAATTTCTTCTGTAGCGGTTTCTGCTTGTTTTGGTTCTTGTTTTTTAAGATGTAAAGCGGTTTGGGTGTCTCCGTCAAATGTATTTGTATAGTAAAGATTCTTAATACCGTACTTATAAGCGGTCATAATGTCAGTAAGTAGTTCAGTTTGATTAGGGATCTTATTTTCGTAGCGAGTAGTATTGTAATAAAGATTCGTTGAGATACTCATATCAACAAACTTTTGCAATGCAGCTACGACTTTAAGATATCCAATATTACTTGGCATTTCGAACGCCAAGGTATAGTTATCCTTATTCTTTTTAAGATTAGGAACAACGACAGGAGTAATCGCGGCTTTAGAGCGTTTAAATGAAATAAGAGAGCGTGGAGGTTCAATACCATTGGTGGAGGATTGAATTACAGAACTAGACTCTACTGGCATTAGAGCAGTAAGTGTACTGTGTCTCATTCCGTACTCTTTAATATCTTTTCTTAGGCTTTCCCAATCGCAATGGAGCTTTTCTGTTACAAACTCATCGATATTCTTGCAGTACGTATCGATTGGTAGAGTTCCTTGTGAGAACTTAGTCTTATTGAAATGATGGCACACGCCTTTTTCCTTCGCCATCTCAACAGAGGCTTTAATCAAATAAAAGCTAACTTGCTCCATGATAGCGGCAGCTTTGTTGGGAGCGGCCTTATCATAATATTTAACACCAAGATTAGCAAGATAAGCAGCAAGATTAGTAATACCAACCCCCAAGCTACGACGATTTTTTGCAAAATTTGCAGCAGCGGGAACAAAGTAATTCTGGTGTTCGATAAGCGCATCAAGCATACGAACAACAACATTACATACTGATTCCATATCATCTCCAATCTCTAAAAGATTAATTGCAGATAAGATACAGACGCCAATTTCTCCATTAGGATCATTCAAATCCTTAATAGGGGTAAGTGGATGATTAACCTCAAGGCAAAGATTGCTCGTATCTACTTGTTCTAGCCAAGAACCGTGAGAATTAGCATGATCCACGTTCATTAGATAGATGCGACCAGTCTCTACGCGCTCTTTAGAAAAGAGCATAAAGAGTTCGCGGGCATTAATTACCTTTTTAAATTTGATGCTCTTGTCCTTTTCTGCAGCTTCATAAAGAGCTTTAAATTCTGGCATACCAAAATTATTCCACAATTCGGGAACTTCGTGATACGAGAAAAGCGTGACGTTCTCATTCTTCAATGCGCGATCATAAAAGGTTCGGTCAAATCCAATACAATAATCGAGCTTTCGAACGCGATTATCATCGGTCCCAGCATTATTCTTTAGGACAAGAATATCTTCGATATCGTGATGAAACCAAGCGATATTGACTGTTGCAGATCCGCCGCGAAGTCCATTTTGATGGCAAGACTTTACCGTAGCCTCGTACATCTTCAGAAATGGAATCGGACCAGTATGAGTTACCATTCCTCCTTTTACGGGTGAATTGACCGCTCGGATGCGGCTTGCATTAATGCCGATACCATAACGATTTGCGGTAGCCATACCAATGGCGCTATTATTAGCGAAAATGGAGTCCAAAGTATCGTCTACCGAGAAAAGGGCGCAAGATGCGTAGGATTTGAGAGTCGTTCTCACTCCTGCCATGATAGGAGTAGGCAAATTGATCTTATGTTGGCTAAAGTAATTATAAGCCTTCTTGACGTAGCTCGCCCTATCTTCCTTATAGTCTTTAAAAAGGGTCATTGCGATGAGCATATACGCAAATTGGGGCGTTTCATATAGCTTCTTGGTAGTTCTGTTCTGAACTAGGTATTTCTCACATAATTGCTTAATGCCAGCATAAGTGAAGCTAAGATCACGGTCGTGCTTTAGGTACTCATCAAACTTGTGAAATTCGCGTTCATCGTACCAAGTAAGGATCTCAGAATCGTAAACTTTATTCTTTACGTTTACTTTCACAAAATCAATAAGCTTGGGGGAGTTTTTGCCACCCCAGACTTCTTTACGAAGCTGATAATTAAGCAATCTAGAAGCTACATACTGATACTGAGGCTTTTCCTCAGAAATCAGCCCAGCGGCAGCTTCAATTAGCGTATTGTGGATATCTCTAGAAGAGATTCCGTCAAAGAATGATAGGTTAGCGTTCATTGCGACCTCTTCAAAAGAAGTGTCGGAAATACCTTGGCACGCCCACTCTAAAACTTTATTGATTTTATCAGCGTCGAATTTCTCAATTTCTCCGCTTCTCTTTTTAACGGTCATTAGCTTTTTCATAAAAATAGGTAAAATGATTTTACAAGAAATCATCAAAAGTATTTACTAAAATCAGAAGAAAAGAACTATTTATAATTCTTTACAAAAGATAGTGTATCTAGTCTAAATCCATTCATTGCGTAAAATGATTGTACGCGAGGATCTCCACCATTACACATATAAGAGCACTCAAGATAGTCAAGAGCGTTTTCAGAAATAAACTTTTCAACTTCTTGAATAATTCTAATACCATCAAGAAATGATTTATCTGCCGTAACCCAAATAATCTCATGCAAACCAGTCTTATTACAGCCCCAGTCCTCAGAAACATATCCAGCGAAAATAGTATTTGGTTTGTCGTTTCTAAAATATACGAAGACCACCATTTTATCTCTAAGTAGCATTAGATGGCTAATTAGTTGAGATTTTAAGTGTTTAAAATCCCAATCTCCAGCAACGTGTTTCTGCTGATCGCAAATCTTTTTTAAACGAGGGCCGTCCTCCATAGTATCGAGGATAGTCCTGAGTTCCGAGGCTGTAGTAATTCTTTTTATCATTACTTAATAAACTTTAAAAGCATACGAGCTTCCTTGGCAGGGACATCTTTCCAAGCGTTCCAATTTTTTGCATCTTCATTGCGGTAAGTCTCCTCTTTCCATAGAACACGCAGCCATTCGCGGAATTCAACCATGTCCCCGCCAACTCCTTCGGCAAACTTTTTAGCCAATATGCCTTGAGGAGATACGTCTGCTGCCCCATCCGATACTTGAGCAGAGGCTTTTGATCCATTGCCCTTAGCGATTTCATCTTCACCAACGATATGAATGCCAAGATAGTTTCTAACGGTACGAACAAAAGCGCGATTAGCCGCAATTGTTTCTAGAAACTTTTGGCCAAAACCATCAGTATTTTCGGTAGTAGCGTTAGCTACGTCCATCGTTGAAAGACTCTCCCATACGTCACGATCACGTTCTTCAAAGATACGTGATTCGAAATTATTAATCCAATCAATTTGGCAAGTAGCTACAACATAATCGCTCTGTAGCTTTGGGAAGGTAAAGGCAATTCTCTTAAATCCGCGAAGTTTTGCCAACTCCTTAATCCCAGCGAGCTTAATAAGGAGTTGATCGTCACGAAGCCCTTCGATAGCATCGGGAATCTGAAGATTCTTGCGAGCAAAATGATCCTTATTAGGATAAAGGTGAGAGGGGTTAACCATCGCACGCCAATTTACTGTCCCGTCTTGATTAAAGACGTAATTAACCCCGTTTAATAGATCGCGTTCATCTCTAAGAGATGGTAGGAGAGACTTCGGTGTTTGGATTTCGGTTTGGTCGTTCATCTTTGATAATATGGAAATAATCTGCTTCTTGCCAGAAGTCCGTACTATCTACCACTTTTGAGTATTTGTCAAGCTTTGGGCGACAATTAATCCAAGATAATTTATTAGCGAAGACCTTACCTCCTGCAACGATAATTTTTTCAGAAGAGAAAAAACAATTCTCATCGATTAATTCAATATTTTTAATAGATTTTTTATCGATAACCTCTTCCTTATCTAATCCAAAATCAAAGAATTTTTCTGAAAGTTCTCCCCATTTCGCATTTCCATCAGCGGTTAGTTGGAGATTGATTCCGAGTCCCTTAATATCTGCAAGATAATCAAGAGACGTAGATTCATCAACTATATAAGTCATGCCGCTGATTTTACTTTTGATCTTATCAAGAATATCGATAGGCAAATTTACATTGGTAATGATATTTAATCTACAAATAGAAGCAAGTTTTAAAAGAGCTTGATCGGTTGGAACTAGCCAGTCTGCACGGATGTTGCAAATCTTATCTTTAATGAATGACGGATATGGACTATCGTATGGCACTACTTCGATAACGGGTGTATGATAACTACTTCCGATATGAAGAGTTTGGAGTTTATCCAAATCATTTGCGATGCCCAACTTATCTAAAACAGCTTTAGCGATAACTTCTGGATAAATTGTATTGATTTTTTTATTGTTTGGATCTTCTTTCAGCGAAAAGGAAGGCTTACCGTGTTTCTCCCAGTCTACTTCTATCAAGGTTTTATTAGATTCAGACCCGAATACTGGCGAACAATTTTGCGCATAGCAGTAAGAGTACAAAGATACAATTTTTTTATCATAATAGCCAGCCAAATGTGCTGAAAAGCTATCAATACCGAGATACATGGAGGAATTTTTAACAATATAAGCTAATTGCTTAATGCTTGTTTTGCCTCTAATATCTAAATCTGCATTAGGTACAGATTGGTCGGAAGGAATGCCAACATGAACAATAGGATAATCATGAGTATACTCTTTAATGAGGGAAAATACTCTTGACCAATAATCGTACTGTCTAGAATTGCCCTTGCCGCTTGTTTGAAAAACAATATACTTATCTAATGTTAATGGGAAATAAGAATGATCGATAAAAGGCTTATCGATTTTTACTCCGCAAGAAAGTGCGTATCTATCAAGTAGATGCATGATTTTTAGTTATAAATTGGATCTTGTCCTTACCGTTATGTTGATAATCGAAAACTTGCTGAGTCCCGACGAATGGAAGAAAAGCGATTTCAAAATATGAATCGTTCAAACTGTTTCCTTCCATAGCAAGAAGATTAGTCATAAAGGGCTGAAATGCAAGTTTCTTATAAATATAAGGATTGTGATCTAAAATTTCAAGAAATTCTGGTTTTGTGGCAAAATAGATATTGTAATCTGGGTAGGTGTCCTTGATAGATGGCAAAAGTGAAGTGGCCATCAATACATCTCCAGCACTTTCTGGCATAACCAAAAGTAATCTTTTCCCTTTGTCATCTTTACCCAGAAGCTCCTCAAATTCAACTTTATTATTTTCAGCGTTTTCTTTTGCAGCCACGTTCTTAAAATACTTTAATACATCTTCTCTAGTGCGTCCATTTTTCAAAAGATGAATCCATCCTTTATGCCCTTCGTCCAATGAATCGACCTTCATTCGAAGAATATTCTTATAAATATCAATCAACCATTCTGCATCATTTTGAGAATCGTCAGGTTCATAATTAGGATTTCTCTGTTGAAATTCTGTATTATAATCCCATTCTATTGATGGAGATTCATCGATAATTTTTTCTATTTGCTTACAGATGACTTCTGTAGCCAAGTTATCTAAAACGAATTGACGCGCCCTATCACCGATTTGCTGACGCTTTTCTGAATTCATTTTATAGACTTTTTCAAGTTTATCGCAAATTGAATCTGGAAGCGTCGTTGCCTTGATAAAGTTTGTACCCGGTTCATAATACGGTTTCCAACTAAGAGGCAAACCTCCACTCTCTTCTGTGCAGAAATCCTCTCCACAAGAATAGTTGGTAACTAGAGTGATAAGTCCTGTTAATTTTGCTTCGGTTACGGGAATTTCTTGCCCGCCGCTAGTAAAGGCGTGGCAATAAACATCCATTAGATTGTAGATTTCATTTAACTGCTCCTCTCCTACACCATGATGAATATTTGCAGTTTCAACCGTATCTTTGCCATCACAAAAACGACAAGGGATCTTTTGTCCCACGAAAGGTTTAACTTCAAATTGTTTACACTTCTTGCAGAAATAGGTGGTTAAGATATCTTCATTTTCAAGACCATTATCTTTGATAAGTTTTTCAATATCCCATCCTTCTCCCCAGTGGGTATGAAGTAAAAGTTTTGCTTTAGATTTGGGATTACGATCTTTAAACAATTTAAATCCCTGTAATAGATTTGGGACGCTCTTGCGAAGTTGATTTCGAAAAACGAATCCAATAATAAATTCGTCTGATAAATTAAACTCCTTTCTAATTAAAGATTTCTCTTCTGGTTTTAGTTTAAAAAAGGAACTAGTTTCGGTCGATCCTCTAAGTGTTTTGATAGAACCTTTGGGAAAGCCCAAGCGTTCGGCTTCATTACCAGCGAACGAAGCCCAAGCATAATAATTCTTTACCTTTGGGATGATTTTTAAGGCATCTTTATATATAGGCAAAGAATCAAGAGTGGTCCAGATCATACAATTATCATTCCACCAACTCTTCTCCGCGAGTGGAGAAAGAGCCCAAATATCTTCTATACCAATATAGAAATCCGGTTTAACTTCTTTGATTAAACTATCAATTTCCAAGAGTCCATAACTTGCCATTCTCATCTTGGCTTGATCAGAGGATATTTCCTGTAGTTTAGAATTTACTGGCAAAGTTCCATAAGCCTTCCAAGGTAGATTTTGTAATTCTGGAGCATCTTTTACCTTGGCGTTTGCGAACTCTACCAAATTATATTTGCCGGTTTTGTAAAGATAACGAAGAATGTTCTTCATGTTCTTGCCAAAACCAGTAAAGATACGGCTATGGTTGCTATGGAAAACTACAGTCTTTTTCATTAGTTTGCTTCGGTAGTTTCGCCAGATACCTGAGCTTCAAATGAAGTTGATAAATACTTCTCAAGAAATTGAGCAATAAGTTCTCCCTCACCAAGTTCAAACCCGATAAGAAAAGACTGCTCTCCGCGTTTGATAGAAAATGAAAGGGCATCTTCTCCGGTCTTTTTGACGTATGGGCCAAATACAATTGATGTATTTGATCCTTGATAAGCGTGGACGGTGGAGAACTTAGACCCAGTTCTAATAGAACGGATGATAGTTGCGGCCTCTACTTCATTTAGTTTAAGCGAAGCTGTTTTTTCTGGATTTTTAGCGTTCTCTGAGAACGATCCCTTTTTCGTAGAGTCGTTCCAAGAAGCTTGCTTAATAAAACTAACGTAGAGCTTTAAGCCCTTTTCTTCTGGATTAACGTTAAAGGAAACGGCGGTGCCGGTACTTGACCTGTTTGGTTTATAAAAATTAAGGCGCATAAATCATCTAGTTGAAGATGATAATGCGCCAAAATGCTTTTTAAATATAAAATTATATCAAAGCTTCTACCGGAGAAAGTCCTGCATTTGCAGCAATTACGGCAAAAAAACTTGCATCATCTATCCAATTAGAACACTGCTCTTGAGAGACTTCAACTTGTTGAGAAAATAAGCAAATACTACCTAACTCTGTATCTGACCATAAATAACATTCGGCTTTAGCCGAGCCATTTTCATACACAACCCTACGAACTTCAAATTTATTGGCGTTAGTAAGTCCAGAGCTTGTCCAAATCGATACCTGAGTAATATCTATTTTCATTTTATTCTATTGAGACTCTTGAGGCTTCGTCTTCATTCCATTTAATGTCGGACATAGACGCCGTATTCTTCTTCTTTTTGCGATCAAACTGACTTTTGCAGATAGCGTAACGTTGTTTCTGGTCCTTGTAATCTTTTTTCATAACTTCTGACGACATACACGATGAAATAAAGGAGTCTTCCTCTTGATTAGGTGCTGGGCTAGGGATAGGCATAGTAATAATATTTACACCCAAAAAAGCAAAAAACCCACGGTTTCCCGTGGGTTCTTTTTTGAAAGATTAAGAATTAAGCAAAAACGACGTGGCCCTTAAAAGAGACGGCGTAAAGTTGATCCTTAAGAATTCGACGGTTTGTGCCAGTATTGCGGTCATGCAACACGAACATTGAAGGAGTCTCTTTTACAAGACGAGCGTTAAATACCGAGCCATTAGCAGTTTCGACTCCGAAAAAGCGACCAGAGGTATTGCGGATAATTTCTGCGACTGTTGATTTATTAGTTTTCATAGTTTTTACTATTTCCAGACATAATAGAGCTTTCTGATCTGATTGTCAAGAGATTTTGGAACAAAAAGTCTATCATATATTTTTTCATAAAAGAAATTAGATTTTCTGATAAAAAATTGCAATTTAATAGAATTTTGCGTTCCAAACGTCATATACTGAGAGATGATCTTTGAATTAAAATATGAAAAATTAAATATAAAAGAAGCGAGTCTAAGTTTATTAAGGATTTCTCTATCGACTGAATAGTGAATTAAAAAATTTTTCATAGTATCGTCCGATACATTTAACGTTTCTCTTAGCAATAGCAAATCTAAATAGACATTCGCGTTAGCCGCATACTCGAAATTTAAAAATTTAAATTCTTTGCCAGTATAAATTATATTTTCTGGACATAGATCAAAATGGCAAAGACCGCATCTATCGGCATCAGATTCATATACGCTAGAAAATAAAAGTTTAGTAGTAGAGAATAACTCCGCTACTGGAAATGATTTAGCGATCATCATAGCCTCTTTGGGCATAAAAGAATTAAGAACTTTTACAGTATCATCGGAACCTGAAAGTTTAGTCGAGTGCATTTCTAGCAACGTATCTGCAAATTTTTGTTCAAGACCAAGTTTCGGAGACAAGATGTAATTGCTTATTTCATGAGCGTACCAGCCTTTTGGCGTTTCATAAACAATAAATTTAAACTCGTCATCCTCCTTAGAACAAGCGGCTATTTTAGGGTGAAATGGCAAATTTAATTCCGATAATTCTTTCCAAAAATTAGGAAGATCTGGAGATAAGTTGACTTTTAGTAAAAAGCTTCTTTTACCAACTAAGACAAAATACGAATCGAACATAATGTCCGAATGAATTTTCTCTCTGTGAGAGACTATCTCACCTAGTTCCTCATGTAATCTATCGCAGACAACAACCAACATTTCATTCTCTATAGGGAGAATGTTACTATTTCTTACCGCATACTGCAAAAAATTTCTTTGTTTTTCCATCTACTGAGATTTTATTTTCCTTAATACAAACCTTAATCTGATTATAAGTGCTAGTAGATAAGATATCAACTATCTTCGATTTAAGTTCATTTTCTATAAAGAAGATGACTTTTCTGGCTCCAGTATTCGAGTCTTTTGTTTGAGCGATAATAAAGTCAGATACAGATTTATCAAACGAGATAGAGGTATTGTTTTTCTTTAAGGACTCTGATATTTGGCTCAATTCTGTTTCGACAATTTTGACTAGTGATTCTGAGGATAGTTCGTCGAAAATTACAATTTCATTAAGTCTAGCCAAGAATTCTGGGCGAAAACTTTTTCTTAAATTATCCAATACGTTTTCTTTAACTGGTCTTGGAGCAGAAGCAGCGCCAAATCCCATTCTTTTATTATCTGAAAACTGAAAACCTACGTTCCCAGTAAGTATAATGATGCAGTTTTTAAAGTTTAATGCTCTACCAGTAGAATCGGTAAGCTTTCCACTATCCATAATTTGAAGCAAGATATTAGCAACATCTGGATGAGCCTTTTCAATTTCATCAAAAAGAAATACTGATGACGGGAATTTCTCTAACTGTGTAGCCAAAACACTCCAATTTCCATGACCTACATAACCAGGAGGTGATCCAATAAGCTTTGACACAGAGGCAGACTCCATGAACTCGGACATATCTAAGGTACATAGGTTAGCATCGCTACCAAAGGCTTGCTTTGCTAGAGTCTTAGCTAAATGGGTTTTACCAGAACCAGTAGGTCCGATAAACATAAAATTACCCAATGGACGACTATCCTTCGATAATCCAAACGAACTACGAAGAACACAATCAGAGATCTTTTTTAGAGCCTCGTCTTGACCAAAGACATGATTTTTTAGATTACCAAGAATATTCTTAATGCCCTCGTTATCTCCAGAATTATCTATTACTTGACCAATCTTATCTGAAAGCGCAGAGTAAACATCTTTTTGTTTAACTTTTACCTTTTTGTTCTTAATTGTCTTCGCCCATTCCTCGCATTTCATTTCATAATCACAAATAATTTCAGCTAAGTGATCTGCTTTAACGTCATCTGGAGCTAGTTTTTCAAACTCTACGATAAGACGCTCGGTGTTTTTAATATCCTCTGGACGGGCATATGCGCGAATTTTAACCTTAGCTCCAACTTGATCCATCAAATCGATAGCTTTATCTGGAAATCTTTTGCTAGACATATACTTTTCGCATACAGTAACGATGTCCTGCAATACATTATCTGGATAAAGGATCATATGAAACTTTTCATAGAATTCTTTTAAATTCTTTAAAATCTCAAATGTTTCATCCTTAGTAGGCTCACGAACAAAAACGGGTTCAAATCTGCGGTTCATTGCAGAATCTTTTTGAAAGTATTTCTCGTATTCTTTTTGGGTAGTAGCTCCGACAAATGAGATTTCCCCTTCAGTAAGAAAGGGTGTGATGATATTGGCTGCGTCCATTGAGCCAGCATCATTGCCCATGCCAATGACATTATGAATTTCGTCAATGAACAGAATAACATTCTTCATGTTTTTAATTTCATTCATGACCTTCATCAAGCGTTCTTCAAATTCTCCGCGCAATTTGGTGCCAGCAATCAACGCGCCCAAATCCAACTGCAAGACAGTCTTGCCTACCAAGAATTCTGTACAGTCGCATTCATTAATCTTTTTAGCAATCAATCCAACGATTGCGCTTTTACCAACTCCAGCCTCTCCAATAAGAATAGGATTACTCTTCTGTTTGCGGCAAAGGATTTCCGACATTTGATCTACCTCTTTAGACCTAAAGAAGATTTGGTCAAAATGGCCAGCAGCGGCTTTTTCAGTAAAATTTACATAGAAAGCCGATGAAGCCGATTGCTGTTGCTGATCCGTCTTTTGAACGAGCTTCTTGGTAGGGTTAGAGATAATTTTACATTCATTCTCGACCTTATCGCAAATAAAACCTACGTCTATGCTATTCTTTTTAAAGAATTTCTTCACTACTGTAGAACTACGCAAAATAGCGAGAAACAAATGAGCTACATCCGTATAGTTTTGATTAAATTCCTTTGAGATATCGTAGGCTTTCGCAATTATGGCGGCAGAGTCTTTACTAAATGAAATATTTTCGTTTGGTAGTTTCTTCTTACAAAACGGCAATGTTTTAGATAATCCGATAATAATATCTTTGATATCTAGTTTGACGGCTTGAAAAGCCAAGTTTACAATCAGCGAGTCAGAGAAGAGAACGGCATGGAGTAAAAACTCGTCCGTTATTTCAGTGAAGTTATTTTCTAAGCAGCGTTGCTTGGCTACTTCCAATACCCGCTTGGCTTTTGGTGTGAAATTTGCGTCTTGCACTTTATTCATTTACACTTAAGTTTCTATCTGAGATAACTTTGTATATATCTTTTCCGAAAGGATTGTCAAGCCATTTAGGAAAATAGAGTCTTCGGCTTTTGATCCGTAAACAACAACAATATCATCTTCTTTTGGGGTTTTGCCGCCGCCTTCATAATACTGTGTGAATTTATCATCTCTGCCTCCATCAGTTAAACGACATACTGTTTGCCCATACTCATCAGCAATTTTAAGGAATAAATAATTTCTACCTGCGCGACTAGTCTTCTTCTTAGCTTCCTTTACAATTCCTACCATTTTAACATTTTGACGAAGATCTGTCTGAGATACTTCGTATGTAGTAGATAAACGCTCCGCATCTTCTTCGGAAAAGACCTCCTTCAATTTATAGGTATAACTATAACCCAGAAGTCTTTTTTCGAAAAACCAATTGGCGAACTTTTCAAATTTACGATTCATTTCATAAATCTGTTTATATGGATCGTATTTCGTTTTAAAGGTATTAAAACGTTTTTCGCTCATAAAGATTTTATTATCATCTCCAACGGCTTTAGCCTTAGTCATTTCAGAAATGACGGTAAGAACATCATGATCATATTTGTCAGCAACAAGTTTAACGTTCCTCTTTTCCCTGTCCGTAAGAGTATTGTAACTTTGAGCTTCTAGGACTAACCTGCAACGTTTTTCACTAAAACTAGACAATGTTCCAGCTTGAATCAAAGCGGACAAGACTCCAATGTTTAATCCAGCTTCTTTTGCAGAATCAAAGCAATCAATCTTGTTCTTGAACTCTGTCTGTCTAAATGAAAGCAGATGCTCCAGAACTTTATCAGATACTCCCTTGATAGCATTAAGTCCAAAACGAATATTTGGACCTTCGATGGCAAAATCGGATTTTGATTTGGACAAATCGGGAGGAAGGAGCTTGATATTAAAAAAGCTTAATTCCTGAGAAACGCTTTCGATTTCTTCATGAGGATTGGGCTCATGCTTTGAAGACTGCAGTAATGCCAAGAAGAATTGCTGCGGATAATTGAACTTAAGATAAGTCGTCAATGCAGACAATTTAGCATAAGATACTGCATGTGATGCGTTAAACGAATAGTTCGCACTATCCTCAGCGACTTTCCAGAGAACGTCCGCGATCCTCGGATCAAGGTTGTTTTGAGCGACCTTTTCACGAATCTTAGCCTGCCATGCGGGCATTTCGCTGACCTTCTTCTTTCCTACGATTCTTCGGACAGTCTCGGCCTCATCTAGAGTAAAGCCAACCTTTACGATCATCTTCATCAACTGCTCTTGGAAGATAGGAATGCCTCCGGTTATACTCAAGATATCATCAAAGAATGGATGGGACGATTGGAAATCGCCAGTAGAGATATAGGTAGCATACTGTTCAACGAAGTCCAAAGCTCCCGGTCGAGCTAGGGACAGTACGCAAGCTAGCTCAAGCATATTACGGGGCTTGACCTTTTTACAAACATGGAAATTTGTATTAGCTTCGATTTGGAATAGACCTTTAGGATTAGATAAATCTTGCAGGAATTTATAAGTTCCAGCATTATCAAAGTCTAAGGTTTTAAAATCTAGCCCCAACATTTTACAAGTATCGTGAACGACTGTAAGGGTTCTTAGTCCAAGGATATCGAATTTAACAGTGATCTCTGAGATATTATTCATATCATACGCAGAGACAATATCGCCATCTCCAGTCTTCTGGAGTGGCATAATATCCTCGTTATTATAATAAGAGATAGATATGCCAGAAGGATGAACTCCGGTATTCTTATTAAGACCTTCGATCTTTTTTGCGACCTTAAAAATCTTTTTATTTTGATCGCAGAACGCCTTTAGCTGTTCACTTTCTTCATAAGCGTCTTTCAAAGCAAAGACTTTACCAAACTGCTTTGGGATAATGTCGCTAATAGCATTAACTTCATCTTCAGACATTTCGCCCACGATCTTACCGCATTCTTTAATGCAAAGCTTACCAGTAAGCGTATTCATAGTAAGAATTTTACAAGTCTTACCTGCATACTTTGTTTTAATATAACCGATTACCTCTTGGCGCTTAGAGAATTCGATGTCGTTATCAACATCGGGCATCAGCGATCCATCTAGATAGGTTATACCATCTACGATTATTTTTTTAGCTCTGCTTTTTGATACGAATCTTTCGAAGAAGAGTCCTTCTTTGATCGGGTCAACATTCGTAACGTTAATAAGATACAGGATAAGCGAGCCAGCAGCACTTCCGCGACCATAACCAGTGGGAATGTTATGCTCAAGAGCATAATTAAGAATGTCCCAATTAAGCAAGATATAGTCAACAAACCCAAGTTCATCAAATACCGAAAGCTCATATTTTGCGCGTTCATAGTACTCTTTTTTATTCGGCATCTTGTCGATGCCTTTGGATTTAACCGCCCTCAAACATAATTGACGAAGGAATTCCAAATTAGATACGGAATTATCGATGCCCAGCGTTTCATAATAGCGAGCATCAATCTTAATTTCTGGTAGGCGAACGCCAGGAGGAACTGGATTCTTGTAATCTGAGAATTTTGCAAAGCTCATACTTCTACCTCCAAGATCTGCTTTCGGAAAATTTTGTAATTCATGTTGATGTCGTACAATGAGTTATGAAGCATATTTGGATCAAAGTCAATAGCATAGTGCTTTAATAGATATGCTTGGCTAGTCTTTAAGCCCTTTTCTCTAAAGTTCATAAGTTTCATTTGCCACGAAAGAAACTCGCTATCTCCAAAATTTGAAGTCGGTTTAATAGATTTAAAAATAGACGCGGCTAACGCTTTAGTATCTAGAATTCTGTCGATGAATTTCCAATTGTTATTCTTACCCAAGATCTTCATTAAGACGTTGATGATATAAATATCATAATTCAAAAGGTTTTGACCAACGATAATGTACTCGTCGTTATTCAGAAATGGCTCAAACTTATCCCAAACATCAGAGGCTGGGATAGCTTTACTAAGATAATACTCCATATTAAAATGGGTAATCTTAGCAGCCTCCTCTGAAATTCTAAGATCATCATGCTTGATGAAGTAATCGTACTCTTCAAGAACTTGATCTCCTTGGCAAACGATCCAAGATAATTGCCAAGGTCTAGAATCTGCCAGAGAAAGTCCCTCTGTTTCAGTATCTACTACGATAAATTTTTGATTGCGGTTATGGCGAAGTAGATTATTCATGGCGGTTTTCCTTCCAAGATTCAAAACAAAATTCCTTACTACCACAATACGTTAAGTCTGGAGACGAGAGTGTTTGGAACTTTCCCATCTTTCGATTGCAAGCGATCTTGTATGTCACCCAAGCATCGTAATCATCTCTATTCTTATAATAGATACTCTTAGCTTTTACCATTTGAATACCTTTGCCAGCCGAGCAAAAAGTAGATACACGATCTTTCATATGGCGATCAAAAGGAAGGCCATTATCTTCAAAAAAGTAAGTGTATTCTGTCAGAGACTTTAAAAAGTCTGGAATACACGTAGAGAATTTGTGCCAATTATTCCATACATAAGAATCATAAAATGGAATAGCGACATGGATATCCTCCGATAGTCTAGAGGATAGATCTGAACTACTGATAACGCTATCTTTTTCTGTATGCGAAAAAGTAAAAATCTTATTAATCTGCTTAAATCCAGCATCATTCAAAGCAAATAGAACTACTTTGTGAGATGATTCTGCAACTGATTCGTAATTATTGCATACAGTAATTCGCAAGCCGAATTTAAGACTGATCTTATGCTTCAAGCAATTCTTGTAAGCAGTCAGGAATCCAGTAAAGGAATCCTCAACCATAAAGATCTCTTTTAGCCCATTATCTAATGCAATTGAGATAATGCTATCTGGACCGTCTTCTTTTTGCTTTTCTGGATCTGCCAGAGTCAAAATACTTTTCCCTATAGAAAAGTGGGACTTGAATAGAGGTATCATTGTCCAGCAATACTACCCCATACCTGTTCTTTGTCAAGCCTTTTTGTGAACGGGGCAACCGGAATAGTATTCCTTAGTCACCTTCTCCTCATCCTTAGCTATTTTAAAAGCTTCGTCCTTATTCTCTTCCAAAAATGTTTTAATTATCTTGTTATCTTTATCTCTAAGAGCGTAGTAATTAAAATCGAATTTATATGGGCAATGCCACATATTAGTTCCGTCTTTTTTTAACTGCCCTTTATACTTGGCAAAACCACAAGATAATTTGCCGCTAAAGGAACCGTCGCTTGGAATTGGTTTATGTCCAGCAAAATTAGAACAGGCGTCTTTCTCAGAGAAATTATCAACGACCTTTTGAACTTCAGTTAAGTGATTTTCAAAATCTGAAAGCTCTTTTTTAGAAAGCGGCTCCATTTTAAGCAATCCAGAATTAGCTCCACTTTTTAAATCAAATTTGAGAAACAGAAATTCCATCTCTACATCGAAGTCTGGATCTAGTTTTTTCGACGCGAGAGTATAGATAAGATGCTGCAAATTATCTTCGGCGTCTTTACCAGCAAATACTGCTTTGCTAGTTTTGTAGTCTCTTACTACGGAAGAATTATCTCCATAGATAAACTGGCGATCTATGAAACCTTTGATTCGATACTTTTTATTCTTCTTGCTGATAGTGATATCGAAATCTCTCTCTTTCAAATCTTTGATCGGCTTCTTGTCCTTATCTCCCCAAAAATCGTATTTAAGCGCAACTATCGTCATCATTACAATTGATGCAACGTTATCTGGATCAGACACGCCAGCCTTTCTAGCGTGCTTTAAAGTAAGCTTTTTTAAAGACGGGATACAAAACAAATCATTTTTAGAAATGACCTCAGATACATAATTTTTACGACGATCTTTCGCAAGCATCTCAAGAACCAAATGAACAACGTGTCCACGATTAGCACCATCATTACTTTTTTCGGGTAATTTAAGTACATAATTGCACCAGTAAGACCAACTGCATTTTTCGAGAGTCTTAATTCTGCTGGCGGAAAGGGCTACGTGTTTTTTTTCACTCAATGTCTGAAAGGAGTTTATTTGCGCGATCAATAAGATTCGCTGGAAGTTTATGGGTGATGGCTACATTTCTAATTTCGCTTATTTGAGTTAGTGGATCTGGATCGACAAACTTTTCCCAAACAGAAAAATGATCGGTATTATTTTCAACACCATCTTGGTGCATATCGGAAAAGTCATTAAACCCCAAAGGAAGTCTAATAGAGAGTTTCGAAGGATCAAAAATTGAGCATAGTTGAAGATACGATTTACAGGCAGAAATCAAACCGTGATTTATGGTTCCTGACTGGTCATTGTTTGTAGCGATAATGATTTTCTGAGGATCAAGAGCAATCAAGGCGGAACAAATCTTAGAAGAGATACCCAAGCCAAACGTAACGATAGTATTTTTATAGCCATTTTCAAAAAGAGCCATGCTATCTCCGATACTCTCTACTATAATTACAGAATTACGATCTTCAATGCCTTGGCGGATCTCTTCTTTACCATTTCGCTTAAGATAAAGTGGATAAACCCAATCTGCACGTTTGCCAGCGTGCTTCCATTTGGGAAATTCAGAAGTCTTATCCCAAAACACCGCTCTTCCAGAAAAGCCATGAATCTGGCCAAATTGATTATAGATAGGAAATACGATTCTACGAAATAGATTTCCACTAGTAGCGTAGCCGCATTTATAGAAGTCTAACGTACCTTTGGAGATAGCTTTCTTTTCATAAAAATCAAGGTGGGGTAACAGATTTCCTAGCATCTTTTCTGGATATATTTTTTCCATTTCGATTTTCTCTTTAAGTTCGACATGGATAATATCTTGAGGATTAAATTTTACATATTTATTTACTACATGCTCTTCTTTTGTATCTAGGGTCAATTCCACAAGTCGTTGAAATGGATAACTTTTCGAATTTCCTTCGGCAAAGTCGGTCCATACCCCGCTATTCTTGTAGATTTTTAAAGCGGTAGTATTATCTCCACCGCGATATATAGCCCTAGCTCTCCAATAGCTGCCATAATCTTTAAGTTGATAACCTAAAGATTCCAGCGAGCTTTTGAGGATAGAGGGATCAATTAAAACTTGGAACATCGTCTGTTTCATTATTTGCCTGTAGGGATGTGTCTTCTGTGCTTACTCCTCTTACGATATCGCGCAAATCTCCACGCTCTCTAACATCAAAGTTATCAAACTGGAGATTGATAAAATTCTTTTTTAACGCGCCGTCTGGCATACGAACAAGTTCAACCGCTCCAGCAACATCTTGGCCCAAGAAGCGAGATTTAACAAAAATAAGTTTATGACTACCAAACAGCGGACCTTCCGACTCTCTCTCATCTGCCGTCTTGGGGCGCAAAATCATCATATAGCTGCAATAATGCGTAATTCTATCTGACATGGAAACGATGCTTTCATCATCATTAATATTATCGGAAGAACGATTCGTAGTGATGCCGCTCCTGTTAGATTGAACGGAAGTGAACATCGTAATCATAGGCTTATGATCTTGAACGACATCATGCTGAATGGTCTTTTTAAACTTGTTCAACATATTTCCAATAATCTGCCATTCTGATTTAGAGAACTCTTCATCAGCAGAGGGCTTAATATAGTCGAAACTAAAAATAAGAGGATTCCCACGGCCAATTTTTGAGTAATAAAACCTCTTAAGATTATTGATCATTTGATCGGTAGTCATTCCTCCCACGTTATAGTAATAGAATTTTAATGATTTAATCTTTTTCCAAGTGGCTCGCACCTTGTCAACAACATCTTCTCCAGCCTTTCTCCATAGTCCAGTCTCAAGTAAGTGCATCGGAACATTACTTAGTGCCGAGCATTGGCGCATGATAATTTCCTCTTTACTCATTTCACCATTATCAAAATGCAGAACAGGGACATCGTACTGAGCAGAAACTTTTGTGCAATAGTTTAGTGAAAGTAATGTCTTACCAACACCAGACCTAGCGACCACAACACTAATATTGCCTGGTCGAAGTAGCGATCCATAAATTTTATTAACTGTTGGAAACGGCCCCATAAAACCAAATTCAGTAACTGGGTTATTGCCGCGCTCTTCAATAATCTGCTCCATCTCATCAAAGATGTTGACGGGCTTTTCATCATTGTTCTCATATAAATTAATTGTTTTATTAAACTCTGAATCAGCTTCTTCAATAATCTTCTGATAAGAAGCGTCTGGAGCCATACGCTTCATCTTTTCTGCAACATCTAGTGCAGATTGATGGATAGTCCTACGGATAGAATACTTCTTTACCTCCTTAGAAGCTGAAAGTGCAGTATTTTTATTAGTCTTCCTTATCGCTAGGGAGCGCAAGTAATCGAATATATCGATATTATCCTTAAAGGAAATGCCGATTTCTTTTATGCGTTGAGCAATAATGACTTCATCGACTTTCTCATTAGATTCGATGCACTTACGAACGATATGATAAATCGTCTTATGTACAGCGGTATCTTCAGAATAAAAGTCAGACTCAGAGATGAAATCGCAGACTTCCGCGTACACCTCTGAGTGCTGAATAAGTCCAGCTAAAAACTGCTTCTCTACTTCGAGTGAATATAACATTATTCTTCTGTGTCTTGTGGCTGATTAAAAGCCAATTCATCGTTGTCCAAATAGGTTTGGATTGCCTTTTTCATACCTAAAGAGGTCACGATACTATCGAACCTCGTATATATTTGAGGAGTTCCTTTTGGAGAGCATACACAAAGGAAAACCCCCTTGTAATAGTCCGCTCCACCAGAAATTTCATAAATTTGCTCCACTAGTTCCGTTGGGAACATAAAATCCTTTTCTTCCTTGCTCTCCTTATCGCCTTTTTTTTCTTTGCTCATAGAGTTATGTCGTACCTTTCGAATACTTTGAGTGATATCTCGTCATCTTCGTATATTTCTACTAGCTTTATGTTGTTTGTCAAGCAGAATTTGAGCTTTAAATCGTCTCTGCGAAGCTGGTCTAACCACTGGTGCCGATTGTTATTATGGAAGAATTTATTGAATTGCTGGTGCTGTCTACCCTGAACCTCTATCGCAATCTTCTTATTTGCGTTATATAGGTCCAAGGATAGGCGCGTTCCGACAATCCTTAACTCCTCAAACACAACGTCTCTTTTCCAGAAGGGGCAAAGGAACTGCTTTACCCTCCATTGGACGTTGCTTCTAGATTTAGCCTCCCAGTCTACTAAGTAGTTTTTAGCATTTTTAATTAGACGTTCTTTCCCATTTAGGGTTTTAAATTTCATTTTTCACTTTCGCCATTAATCATATCTACGAAATATTTATGCAAGAACGATACAATCTTTTCGTTTCCTTCAATATATTGGAATACCGCATCTTCTCCTTGGAACTTTTCTGGTACTTCAAAACCATTATCTTTTAGCGTTTTGGCCAAGTCTTCCGAAACGTAATACCAAGCCCCGCTCCGAGTAACCAGTTCCCAAAGCATAAGCATACTTACGATTTCACGTTCAAGCCAAATAGAACGACCATCTGAACGGCCATACTTGATAGGATAAGTAAGTTTATTTTTGCTTTTTTCATTAGGGCTCTTTTTAACGATAATCTTGCAGTTATGGCCAATAATGGGATTTTTAATAGGATCGGCCTTCTTGATCGAAGGGTCTTTTAGGATCATATCCCCATCGAAGCGAGGCTCAAACTCAATGATGAAGTTAGCAAAGTGAAGTAGCGCGTTTCCACCAGTAGCTGAAGTTTGGCTTACTGGAGCAGAACTATAAGGGTCAAGTTTAATATTGCTTCTTACTTGAGAGATAAAGATCGCCATATGCCCACGCTTGGTAAGGGGGATAGAGATCTTTTTCATAAATGTCCCCGCAATAACTGCACCTCCAGCAACTTTCATCGATTCCTCAAGTGTTTTATTAACATCATTCTTTGCGATCAAACCATCTACGGAATCGAGAATAAACATATACTTTGTCTTATCCTCATTATTATTGATCAATTCGGAGATGGACGATACTGCAGTCTCATAAATATTTGTTTCAAATACGAAACAAGTTCCAATATCCCATTCGTCAGCATCAAACACAAACTTTACTCCAGATCGTTTCATCATATTTTCCGATAAACGACCTTCGGCTTTAATAAAGAATCCCTTTGAGTCCTTTACGGTTTTGAGGAAGTTCTTCATTACTTCAAGAGCTTCGGACGTTTTGCCGCCTTCTGTGAAGCCACAGAAACGATGCAACCCCGGCCCAAACCCACCATTAGTATTAAGGTCCAGATTTAGCGATCCAGTAGATACCTTATACGTGAAACTCTCTTCGAAATTGTAATGGTCGTCCTTATTACTCTTTAAAAAAGAATTTAGGACATTCTTTGATGATGAGGCGCTTTCTTCTTCTTTTGTCTTCTTTGTCATGATAGAAAATTTTTAATTGTTTTTTTAGGTTTAAACTGAACATCTTCTCCGCTCTTCTCATTTATAATGAGATTGTCAGAGCGCAAGTGGTTATGATAATACTCCTTAAAGTCGTTTTCAAGGAGCTTCTGTTTCCAAGGAGCCATGTAAAACGCAAGAGTTGGAACCTTCGATTGAGGAACCAGTTGCGCTAAAAAGCCAATAGTAAAACGTTTTTCTAGTTTTTTAAGAAAAACCATCTCCTTTTGCCAAAAACGCCTATCGGCGGATTCTGGAATCTCAACGAGATTCTTAATAATGTCATGCTTCTTGACCTTCATTTAAGTCAAGATAGCATCTTTCAAACTAATGTCAAGAGCTATGACTTGTTTGCCGCAGAAGCCGATCCGAAATAGAATCCCGTGATGGCGATCAAGCATTGTCTAATTTCTGTAGTTATTAGATTACCAGAAATTTCAACGAAAGAGGTTTTACCCTTCTCTGCGATAAATCCAAAAAGGCTTCCTCCGTCCTTGTAGGGAACTTCTAAATAGGTAGGGATTCCTAAAAGCGCCATCACGAAAGGAGATATCACGATAGAAAATATCACAGATATCACGATGAAACGCCTAATCACTTTGCCGTAATCAGTATCTCTAGCAGCGGCTTTATCTGCAGATTCATCCATCTTATCGATGGACTTCATCATTCTTTCGAACCTAGCCTTACTCTCTTCGGCTTTTAAGGCTATCAGCCTAAATATGAAGCCAGTTATGGCTCCTCCAAATAGGCTGATAAGTTCAGTAGTCACATACTACTTTACACCCCAAAGGCGGCAATAGTAAGATCAAACTTTCCCGTATCCTTAACTAGCTTTAACATATCTGCGGCAACGTCTTTAATTTCTTTTTGAGCGTCCTTTTTATTTCTTAAATTAAGAAAATGATAGAAAGACCTCCAGTTAAACATCACATCAGCAGCGATTTGCGTATTGTATGGACGAAAAAATCGCGCCGATTCTTTAGCTCGCTTACGATCAACGCCATGATTATTAACCAAGTCGTCAATGCAATCATGGTAAGCTTTCAATCCACGCTCTGTATGATCAATTAGGATTTGTTGCCAATGTGGAGGCCAGTCTTTAGGAACGAAGAAATCATCTTCTTTGATTTCTTTGTATCTGGCAGACTCGCCATTAATACTAACGCCAATGCGGTGCTTGAGTAAATGGATATGGGTGGCAATATCTGTCTTGACGAGAAAGTGCAGGGAAGATTTTTCAAAAGGAGTATGATGCCCTTCTTGGGCCAGCCGCTTAAGAAGAGGTCCAACTCTTCCTTTCTTTTCTTCGTTAAGCTCTCTGCTGGTAGAGGTCCAAGCAGAACAAGCATGAGTGAGATCATCGCCATAAATTCCTAAAAGTTCAACCGAGTTTGAGTGATTCATTGTACGCGTGATTATAGTTTAATATCAGTGATGCAAAATAGTTAGCATGAAAAGCTGGATTTACAAGCATTTTCCCAATCTTTTTCTGATTTTCTTTTACAGCGTTAAATTGAAAATTTAATTCGTCGGCGCAGCCTAGTAGGTTTTCAATTCCATATTCATCAGTTTCGATGAAGCATTTCTCAATGTCAAAAATATGATAATACCAAGAAAGATCATTTTGATGAAGTGGCTGTTTTATGAAAATACAATGAGAATTAGAATTCATCGCCCATAGTAGTCTTTCCCATGACGTTGTATTACCATTGATATTCAATATATATTTGTATTTCAATTGTTCGCTTACTGGGCAGTAAGGGCCAGAAATTTCTGAATCAAAATCTCCTTGAACAAAATTCGTTATTTTCGCATAAATTTTTTCATTATTTTTATATAGATGACAAAAACGAGATCTTTGAGTGGACTCGTCTTCAAATTTTAGTCCAGTATCAGATCCAACAAAGCACGCCTTATTAATCTTAGACTCAAATGGTAAGTCTATTTGTGGGATATTTTCACATATCTTAACGGCATTAAATGCGTGTGGATCAGGAATACAAATATGGGGAGAGTTTCTTTTTCTAGCAAAACATAATCTAGTATATTCGTCATCAAGTATCTCGTCTCCTAAAGATATAATCCCTTTAATATTTAAACCTTTGAATTCATAAAAGTTAATTACATTTTGAGCGAAAGATGTGAAAAATTTTAATCTAAATTCATCGACATTATTTTGTCTATCTATAGTTAGATTGGAGTCTAAAATAGAAAACTGAGCCTCATTTTTGTGAAGCTCAGTCTCAGATACATTTTTAGGAAGCTTGACCCTAGAAGGATCAAACTCATTAAATACGCAATATTTTATATAATTTTCCAATTACGGAAGAGGATCTCTCTTAAATAGCGCGTTAACTACGGGAGCGATACCATTAAGATTTGAAGATAGAGACAGCAGCCCAAGATCAGCTACCCCATTAGCTGTGATCGTCAATCCATCCTTAATAGACCCTGTGTAAAAACTAGCGTTACCAAATGAAGTTAAATTAAATTTATTGGTGATCAAGCTTGCGGTCAGCGGAGTTTGAAAAAATGACTCTCCAGTTCGAAGTGTCAGATTCAAAACGGCAACCTTATTTAGATTAGTAGCTGCAGCTTCATATACTACAGCATTGCCTGTAGCAGATACACTGAGCGGGCCAAAACTATGATTAGACTTAGTAACGTTAACCTCTCCAGCTACAGCATTGAACGAAGTGGGGCCATATACAAACATTCCATTTTGAGTATCTACAATACTAGTTCCAGTAAATGAGGTTGACCCAGAGCTATTGAGATGAACATTACCAAGAGCAATACGGCCAACGGCAGTAACGTTGGTATTTCCAGAACCACTATTCGTCAGAGAAGTGACCGAAAGATTAATTGGTGAACTGATAGAGATATTGTTACCTGCATTGACTGATACTGAAGTATCGAATGACGGCCCGATAGAAAGCGTTACGTTATTTCCAGTGGCTGAGATCGAAGAGGCGGAAACCTTCGAAACGTTAACGTCATTTTGACCAGCATCAAAAGAAGCCGTCTTTACATTAGTATTGCTTTGAGCGGTGTTTGAAATTGATCCATTCTTAGTGACTACGGTAAGTGAATCAGAGCCGTTGAAGAGAGATCCGTTGCCGCCAAGCATAACGTTTCCATTCGAACTTACGATGCTGGTGGTTCCAGAAACAAGCGTAATGCCGGAACTAGAAAGTACAACGCTGCCATCGGCATCGATAATAAGATTTTTATTAAAAATTCCTCCTTGAATATCTACGTCTTTGGATGAAATCGTAATATTACCAGAAATTGAATTAATGATAGCATTAGGCTGAACAGTAACACTTCCCGCCGCTGTCTTTTGACCAGTCTGGCTAGGAAGTTTTCCTGTATTTAGGAAAGAGAATGTAGCCGCAAATGGATTATCTGATGCGCTAAGATAAACTGAATTTGTATCGATTCGACCATTCGGCCCCACTACAATACCATTTGGGTTAACAATAAAGACATTGCCATTAGAATTGATAGTGCCATTAATTGCGGTGGCATTATAACCCGCAACAACATTAAGGATAGCGGCATTAGAATTGGGCAAATTATACTGAATTACATCACCCCCACTAATATGGTCCGTTCCGCTGCCGAAATTATTCCAAGTAAGGATCGCCTTATCTGGAGCAGAAAAGGTTAAGCTACTTGGAGTAGATTGGACAGAGACTCCAGTTGTAGTTTGGAGGTTTGTTGAGGCTACGCTAGGAAGAGCCATCAAAAGCGATGGCGTTAGAACCATAAGCGATAGAAACAATGCCTTGATTACCGAGAAGGCGTTAAGTTTGTTATTATTATTCTTCATAAGACTGCAAATAATACAGCTACGCCAATCTTTGTCAAGATAAAATCTTCAAATCGTTCTCTACCATCTTTTTAACTAATTGAAAAAATGATGTTTTAGGAGTCCAATTTAATTCTTTTCTAGCTAAAGAAGAATCTCCCAAAAGGAGGTCAACTTCTGCTGGACGAAAAAATGCTGGATTTATAACTACCAAAGGGGTTTTAAATTCTTTATGTACAAATACCTCATCTATAGTTCCTTTTGTTCCAACCCAAAAACCTTCAATTCCTACAGCAGCGAAAGCAAGTTCAACAAATTCTCTAACTGTATGAGTTTCATTAGATGAAAGAACATATTCTTTTGGCTCATTGTTATTGAGCATTAGCCAAACTCCTTCAACAAAATCTTCTGCGTCACTCCAATCTCTTTTTGAATCGAGGTTGCCAAGTTGAATAGGTCTAACTTTTGTAAGTTTCTGAAAAGAACTGGAGATATCTGCTACTCCTCGGCTGATTTTTCTAGTCACAAATTCTGTTCCTCGTCTTGTGCCTTCGTGATTAAACAACCATCCTTGGATAGCAAAAAGATTATATGAGTCTCTCCATACTTTTACTATATGACGAGCAGCGGCCTTAGACGCGCCATATGGACTTCTTGGACGAAGTGGGTGCAGTTCACTTTGAGGAACTGTGACTACATCGCCAAATTCTTCTGAAGAGCCCGCATTATAATAGCGGCATTTTGGTGCTAGTTTTCTAATACCCTCAAGTTGATATAAAACAGACATTGCATTACACTGCATATGGACTACGGGCATTTCCCAACTCGTCCCCACAAAAGAATTTGCGGCAAAATTAATAAAATAATCGGGTTTATAAGTATTGATTGCATTCTCTATGCTTTGTGGATCTGAAATATCTAAATCAATAAGTTTAAATCTAGAAGAGGCGAGGCTACTGTCTAAGTTTAGATGGTTAATATTCTTATGATTAGTTACGCTAAGACGCCTAACTCCACCATAAATCATACAATCTGTATTTTTAAGAAGGTAGTCAACCATATGGCTACCATCTTGACCAGTGACCCCTGTGATTAAAACTGTTTTCATTAATTAGAAAATCCTTTATATAGTTTGATATTCTCTTCTGAGAACTTTTTCGCGTGATTTTTGCTGATATAAACGTCAAGATATGAATTTATGGCTTTTGTCAATTTCGGGCGTCGATCCTTAAAGCAATAATCTACTTTTCGTTTGAGATCAGCCACCTCCGAATCAGACTTTGCCTCTGCAATCGCATCTTCAAGTTTCCACATCCTAATATGAAGAACGATAAATCTATCAACAATTTCAGCGAAGCTTTCGCTAAATTCAAAGCCTTCAACGCTCAAAGGCTCTTTATCGAATCTTTCAGCGATTTCCTCCAATAAGAGTTCGCTAATCTTGTTTATTCTTTCTGAGGACATTTATAAATTATTTAGATCAGAAGCTAGTTTAAATACATCTTCTTTTTTTAATTTTACGTGCAAACCAATGTAAAATCCATTTTTATGTAAAAATTCGCTTTGTGGGAAATTAATATATTCATCATAATGCTTCAAGCAACTTTGGCGAAGAAGATTTCCAGATATAATTGGGCGAGTTTCAATACCGGCATTTTCGCAATAAATTATGGCCTTTTCCTTGATAGATTCGTCAAGCGAGATTATTGGAAGACAAAATGGAACATGGAATTTGCTAAGACCTAAGACCGCTGGAAAATAGGTTGGCAAAATAAATTTAGATCTAAATAGTGTATGATTAAAAATTTCATATAAATCACATCTTTTCTTAATATGAGATTGCGCCTTAGCAAGATCCATTCTGCCAATAAAAGCATTAATATCTGAATTTCTGAAATTATTACCTAAAAATCTAAAATCAAATCTGGCATCTACATTTCTATTTCTATATGGGTGTGGATTTTTTAACGATCTTGTCATGCCATGATTGCGAAGCATTAAAAATCGTTCGTATTCATCTTGAGAATTTGTAAATACGAACCCTCCCTCTACACTTTGAAGATGATGGCCAAAATAAGTACTTGTAGTAGAAGTAACGAAACTAGATATATTTTTGCCAGCATATTTGCCAAATGTATTCTCACAGTTATCCATCATTAATCTTACTGAGTAAGTATCACAAATTTTAATAAGTTGACCCATGTCAGGAGTAAATCCTAATAAACTTGTTGGAAATACACACGCTACTTTTTCAGCATTCTTTTCGAGAAAATTTTCTAATTTAGAATAGTTCAAGCATAGATCGTTTAGATCAACGTCAATAAACTTTGGCTCAAATCCTTCTCTCAGAAATGGAGAGACTGAAGTTATCCATGTAGTAGAGGGGAAAACTACAATCTTTTTTTCCGCTGGGACAGACATTTTTAACTCCATAGCTAAAAGTGTGTTAGCTGTAGATCCGCTTGAGCAAAATACAGCGTACTTTGAGCCAATAAATTTGGCCATTTCATTCTCAAAAAGTTCCACCTGAGAACCTTGAGTCCATCTATTATTCCTATTCAGAAGGAACGAGCATAGCTTTAGTCTATCTAGGAAGGAAAAATTATCTACGTTTAGCGGCCAATTCATTTTTCAAAATACTAAATCTAAATAATCAGTTTTCCAATATGGATAAACTTCTCCGTCAATTGCTTTTTGTATATTATCTCTAGTGACTACAGGAACTAATTCATTTGACCCGTGTTGATGAAGAAAGACGTTTTGAGGAAAAAGCCATTGAACATCCTGTCCTCGCCTGCTGGATTCGTCATAAATATCTTTAATAACTGGCAAGTATGCGTCTTGTACTCTAGGAACATTAATAAAGATAATAGATTTTACAGAAAGAGCAGCGGCGACACTCATAAATCCACTATTTAATCCCATAAAATATTCACAGGAATTTAATTCATTTATAGAATCTTCTACAGATAGATTAGTTAGATTTTCTACATTATCAAAATTAAACATTCTTTCAGACCCAATTTCAATAAATTTATATGAACTATTTTTTATAAAATCAGATAATTCTATTTTAGCGGAAACGTCTAATCTTCTGGGATTTTGAAATCCATTGTTAAGCAAGTCCAATCCACTTGGGCCAGTAGAAAAGCATATCGCAATTTTTTTGTTATCCTTTTTTAGTATTTTTGTTGGAGTTAAATTTCCTTTTGGAATTAGATCAACATTTAATCCGAAACTTCTTTGCAATCTTTGATGAAGGTGACCATTTCCTATATTAAAAAACTCTAATAGCTCTGTTCTTATAAATTTTTTATCAATTGGAATAGATTTTAATTTTTCATTAAATTTTATTAATGTCTGCCAGTGTTTATTTGGGGAGTAGATGTGAAAGTTTTTTTCATTTTCACTCAAACAGGTAAGAACGATAGCGTCGCCCAAGCCTTGGTTAAAAGTTGATAATGAAAGATCGTTATTATTTTGTAAATAAGAAAGATCTATTTCTGGTCTACTGCTCTTTTTATCAGAGTAAAACTTTACTAAAATATCCTTTACGTCAAGCATATTAGTTTAATTCTCTTAAAAATAATAAATCCATTTCTTGTGCGGTCGTTATATCCAAGACATTCCCATTCGCCACTAGACAAAAGCTCATCAGCTACTTCTCTATTTTTAAATGCATGGAATACGTCATCAAGAAAAAAGAAGTTTGTACGATTTTTAAGAAGTTTATACTCGCTATAGCCAACAAACTCTCCACCGTCGATCAATACACATTCGAAAAAGGAATTATCTTTTTCCAAAAATCCAGACTCAACATTTTTTAAATTTTCGATATCTTTATCAAACCATCCCTTAACTACCTCTTTAGGGTTCCATTGTCTAGGTAATCCATTATATTTTGAATTCCATACGTCCTCAAAGTCTTTATAGAGCATGGATTTATAAGAAATAGACGATTCGTTTACGCAGTTTACCCAAGGATATTTTTGGGTATTATTTTTTAAGTCATGAAACCTTAACGCATCTATTTCTAAACAAGTTAAGTTTTTATTATCAAAATTTTCCATGCCTTCGATAAAGCATGAAGTGGAGCCAGTGCCGTCCCAAGATCCAATCTCTAACGCTGATTTTATTTCAAAACGACGTATAGTGCTGATGATAGAAGATCCGAATAGATCTTGATTGGTAATTTCTGCCATAATACGATCATAAATTATGATCTTAGCAAATCAAGATTTTTTAGATACAAAAAAACCGCCCAGTTATGGGCGGTCGTAATTTTGTATTATTTTATTCTTTGGCCTATCTTGTATTGCCTAAGTTCAGACTCATCCGCTAGTCCTTGCAGTAGATTTTGAGTACCGTCAGTAGCTCCGGGGACTGCATTTTTAATAGCAGAACAAATAGCTTGCTCAATAACAAGCATCGCAGAGAAAATTTCACTGGATGTTTTGCCCTCTGGATTAAAGCCGCCCGCGCCCGCGCAAGATCTAGCAGTAATGTCAGATAGGTTAACAGTTCCGGCTAGCGGAATGATCTTCTCAATGACTGAATCGTAAGCATCTTCATAGACTCCATAAAGTTCACCAAGAAACTCATGGTCTTCAAAGAACGTGGCTCCCTTTACTAGATGGTGACAATTATGAGCGATCAACTGTGCTGAACGATAAATAATAGCCACGTCGATAAGCGATGGGGTAGTTGCCGCCAAAGCTTTAGAAGAGATTCTTTTTGAAAAGTCGAGTGACATAACGTTAAGGGTTAGCACATCTTATCCATTTTGCCCATCTTGTCCATTTTCTTTTGTGCGGCTTCGTTTTCAATCATTTCGTTATGCTTCTTTGGTTCCATAGCCTCTTCTTTAGCATTATGAGGTTTTTTAGCAGCTTCATTTTCGACCATCTCGTTGTGATTTTTAGGCTCCATTTTCTCTTCCATAGGAGAGTGAACTCCTGCTTTACATACGCCTACTTTGGCGCATTTTGCTTTTTCCCACTTAGCTCTGATTTGTTCTGAAAAGTCAAGTTCCATAATATTTATTTTACACCTAATATTAGGTTTATTATAGTTTAATCTTCCGTCGAGTTGCAAAGGTAATTGCTAACTGCCGATAGATAATCTTCAGAAAGGGTGAGTTTTGCGGCTATCCAAGCTTCAGTAATATCGCTAGAAGCTTCTGAACCATTTTGCAGACATTTCTTAATGTCTTGAATTGATCTTTCGATAGACATTAAATTAACCATAGCCATCTCAAGATCTTCTTGTTCAGACTCTTGAGCATCATCTTCTACTTGTTGAGCCTCAGATAGTAGCGGATTATCTTTAAGCAAATCACCTAAATTGTATAGGTCTGAATCTAAGCAATCTTCAATAGAGCCTTTGGTAACTTGAGTTACCGATTTGCCGCCTTCCCACATCCTGCAACTCCAATAACGAGCTTTCCATTTAGGACCGGGATTAGTATCGCAATGATGTCTAGCCCTAAAGCTCTTTCTATGTTCTGGATCGTCTCTTTTGATCTCCATGTTGGGATCGCCAAACTTAACTACAACAACGTTTCCTTTGGGATTTTTAACATAAACTGCAAACTTTTTTCTTGATCCAGAAGGTAAACGAAAAGGTTTATTTAAAGTCTTCTTTTCTGCCTCTGTATAGGTCAGTTCAATTGTGGCTTGAGCCTTTTCGAAAGCCTTCTTATCTGGATAAGTTCTCGAACCGGGTTTTGATGGCTTATAGCCTTTGCCCATTCGCTTTTTCTTATCTCTAATATTTTCCCAAAGACCATGTTTTCCAGCAGCAGAAATTTCTTTTGAAAAATCGAGTTCCATATACTTATCGTAAATTTAATACAGACTATTGATACTACTATTTATTAATCATTGATTTTGGATTATTAGCAAAGGATTTAGCGGCCTTTATTAATCCCTCTATAAGCTCTGGACTTATAACGCCAATAACTCCGTATGTAATAGCTTTTGTAATTGAGCTTAATTCAACCTGCTCTATTAGAAACCATGCCATAGTTGTAGTGATAGTAGCAACTATAATCTTTTTAAGATATTCGAGCCAATTAGCCTTCTTTATAGGGGATGTTATAAGACGCGCTAACATACCAGCAGCGCCTATTAGAGAAACTAACCATCCGCCTTCTATAAACAATTTTAATAAGTCTTTCTGCTCGTTCATGATTGGTTAGTAATAATTACACGAAAAACGTCGTTATTTTGAAGAACTAGCACAAAAAAGCATTTTTTTTGAATTTTTAATCAAGAAGGGTTTTGAAGGACGTTTTTGTTTTCCCC